CGTCCATCGCCTCGGTCGATGACCTGTGCGGGTGTCCGGTCTTGTCTCGTTGTGATGGTATATGCACATTCTTTGATAACCGTCGCCCTGCGGATGCCTTTTTCTCCGATACATGCAAGGACGGACGGTTGTGTCACGTTGTAAACATCCGGAACACTTGCATCGTCCTCAAGAAACTCCTGCAAATTACGCATCGGCGTTCTTATGAGGTCATCAAATTCAAATTTTTCTCCATTCAGAGCAGAAACTGTGAACACTCGCTCTCTCGCTTGTGGCAATCCGAACTCTCTTGCATCCAGTACCTCAAAATTATTCGTATATCCCAATCGCTCCATTTCAACCATGTATCTGTCAAAATTCGGTCTCATGTACTTTGATTTCACATTCTTCACGTTTTCCCATATCACATAACGAGGTCGCCATTCGCCCATATTCTCAATGATATGTATTGTCTCCCACATGAGAGAGGAACGTGTTCCGCTCCCCTCGTCTGAACCTTTGCCTCGGTTGATTCTGCCCTCTCCTGTCGCCTTTCCTTGATGTCCTGCAATGCTCATGTCTTGGCAAGGTGAGCCATGAATCAGAATGTCCGGTTTCAGATTCCATCCGACAACCGTTTGTGTTTTATATGCCAGTTCCTCACGGAACATTGAATTGTACGAACGCACCGCCTTTTCATTGATTTCCACATAGTCGATTGCTTTTGTCGGAATGTTCAAATTTCTCAAGGCACATCGAGGCGACCCAATCCCTCCGAATAACTCAAGGATTTGTATTGTCTCGTTTTCCATGCCTTACCCCTCCATTTCCTTGAGCAACTCATGTACAACGCATCTGTAATCTTGAGACACGATTCCACGCTTTGAAAATTTCGGGAGTGGTATCATTGCCGTTGTTGATTTCTCCGCAACAATGGAACGGCGAACCGGAGTGACAAACATGTCAAATCCGGATTCTGCTTTCAACCACTCCTCAACCTCAAGAGATGTCTTGTTTTTCTGTCGCATTGTCATGAGTGCCTTGATTCTCAAGTCCGGATTGATGTCTCTCAAGTCCTCAATCTGCTCCTCAAGGTTCTGCAATGCCTCGATTTCATATCCCCCGACCTTTACCGGAGCAATAATGAGTTCTGTTGCAATCAGAATGTTAATGACCACCATGTCAAGCAGTCGACCACAATCGCAAATGCAATAATCGTATGCGTCCGCTACCTCCTCCAACGCCTCACGCAATCGTGTGACTTGATTGTCCTCTGACTTGAGCAGCAAATTCATGTCCGTCTGCATGAGATAGCCATTTGCCGGAATGATGTCAACGTGCGAATATTCCGTCGGGCGAATCAGATCACTCGTTTTGTATGTACCGCCGACACATTCATGTTTCTCAAGCAGCTCACTCATTCCGATTCCGTCCGGTTCAAATACTCCGAACGTCTTTGATGTATCGCCCTGCGGGTCTCCATCTAACACAAGCACTCTTTTCCCCTGCTCCTCGCCCAACATATAAGCGATTGAATCGGATGTCGTCGTTTTCCCGATTCCTCCCTTTGGTGACATCACTGCAATAATTCTCATGTTGATTCCTCCTGTTATTGTCCTGTTATTTTATTTTCCCGTCCTTGAGGATGCTGTTGTTCGGGATGCTCATGTTCAGACTTCTCTCCCTGTGTGCTGAATCCGACAAATTCAGATATTCCTCAATAACCTTGATTGCCTCCTCTGCTGAATAGCAGGTTGCAACAAAATGTCCGGCTGCTGCCATGTCTGCAAGGAACTCTTTCTGTGTCTCCTGCTGCCTGTTGTTGCCGAATTTCATCTCGACGAACAACCCGCAGTATGAACCTTTCGGATATGGGAGTTGTAAGTCGGAAACGCCCGCCTTGACACCCATCTGTTTGAATTTCACCGCCTCCGCTCTGTTCCTGCTGCCTCCATTCGGCACATGGAACAACCACTTCAATTCCGGATAACGGTTCATGTTCCATCCCGCCCATGACACGACGTTGATTTGCTCCGTGTCCTCACTTCGTTTCGCATATCTCATGTTCATTTGCTTTCGCCTCCTCTTTGCACATGTCATAATATTCGCAGAACAGACACACATGTTTGCAGTCCTTGACCTTGAGCATGTGTCTGATTTTCTCAATGATTTCTCCTGCCCTCACTTTCCGACCACCTCCTCAATCTCTTTCATCCTCTGCATGATTGCACTGTTGTACGAATACACATACACTCCGTTGCTCCACAAATGTTCCCTTGCACCTTTTTCACCGTAGTTGTACGCTGCAAGCGCATCCTGCACCGTGCCGTATTTCTTGAGCAGGTATGAGAGGAAATCAATCCCAACCCTCACATTTTGATACGGATTCATGAGGTCGGTGCATCCTAACCTCTGCATCCGGTCGGTGTGCCATTTCTCATATATCTGCATATATCCCTTTGACCGCCCGCCGTCTCCGACCTTGTCAAATTCATATCCGGATTCATGCTCTATGAGTGCCAACGCAAGGGCATACGGAACGTCATTTTGCTTGCACAGGCATCTTGTGTATATCTGCATTTTCTCCGGAAAATAGCCTTTATCTGCATACTGCTCCGGCAGGTCATAATATATGAACCCCTCAAGATCACAACTGCCCCAGTCCTCGGACATGGTGTCAAAAACCTTGTATTTGCTTTCGGTCTCCTCTGCCGTCTGCACGATTGTTTCCGGATTCTGCACCGTTTCCGCATGTGTCGTCTCCTCCTGCGTTGTCTCCTGCTGCCTCTCCTCGATCTGCTCCGGCTTTTTGCTGCCGAACACTGCCACGCACAACACTGTCACAGCTCCTGTGACCACGATCACACGAAACGTATTACGTCGCCTTGCTCGTCTTGCCCGTCTTTTCCGTCTTTTCACCTTGCAGCCTCCTTTTTCTCATTCGTGCATGTATGTAAAACATGCAATTAAAATTGTTGTAGTACACGTTTGCGTTCGTGAAATCCATGTCCGGATACCACTTTCCCAAAATCTCCGGAATTGAATCCCTGTCTTTGACCATTCCATCAACAAATGAGCCTATTTTTTTATAGCTGCCTCCTGCTGCCGGACGTTTGGAATGTACGACCTTGATTCGTGGGTCTCTCAATCCCTGCGAACTGTTCCATCTCTTTTCCGACGGAACACGGTTCTTTTCTTCGACGATATAGTTCGCCATGCCAGACAGACCATTTTCATCCGTCTGCAATCTACGAACCTCATTCCTGCTTGACTGTTTCCAACATGATTCAACCGTCTCCATGTCCAACGCACCGTCCATGACAATGTGATGATGCCATCTGATTTCCGCATCCGGATTGTATGCGGTCACATAGACATATTTTGCGTTCGGGAGACCCCTCTTTTTCCTCTGATAGTTGATGCGTCGGATGTACTTTTGCACATTCTTGATTGCTGCATCCACATCCCCGTCCGGTGGGAGGTGTGCGTCATCATAGGTCAACGTCATCCAAATATCACGATCACTGAAATTCTCATTGATTAACCTCTCAACGTATTTCCGTGCGTTCTTGTCATTCAGATTCTTTTGAGCCTTGTTATTGTCTTTCTTGATAGTTCTCCCCTCCGGAGGTACTTCATCCATACTCCGGAACTGCGGGTATATCTCAATCTCAAACTGATCTCCTGCGGTTATCTCTTTCAAGGCATATACAACTTTCTTTCTGTGTTGGAACAGGTTCTCAATGAACCATTCGTGCATTTCCTCCAACGATTTGTTATATGCTGCCTCATAATCATACGGGATGAACTGCATCCTTTTTTTTCTTGCCATCTGACGCATGCCTCCTATATAGGTTTTCGTAGACTTGTTATTATCTATTACAAGGACGCTCAAACCTCCGAAAACCCTGTATTTTCACGACTTCTCCGGTCGTTTTCGAGTTGCTTTTTCGTGTCAGATTTGCTATAATATCTTTTTAGTGATAGCGACTGACACAATCAGTCAAATCAAGGACGACCACTGC